ACAACCCGAACCAGCTCTCGCTCACGGACATGCTCGAAGCGCTGCGCGGTGGCAAGTGAAACCCCTTGCGGCAGACATCGCGCTGATGTGGCGCGCGGCCAAGCTCAGGTACAAGCTACACGCGCACCAGCGCAAGCTCTATGATCATTTCCACGCGTGGCGTGAGCGCTGCGCCGCGAAGTGGACCGAGGCGAAAGCCTCGAACAACCCGGACTTCGTGCCGCTCGACGGCAAGTACGTCCGCACGTACTACGCGAAGTGCGCCCGACGCTACGGAAAGGATCACTTTTCGTGCGTTTTAGCGATCGAGGAGTGCCTAAAGCGCCCCGGCGCGATCGTGCTCTACGGCACCGCGCAGCAGAAGGACATCGCGAGCATCGTCATTCCGCTGATCGAGAAGATCATCGCGGACTGCCCGCCAAGTCTCAAGCCGAAGTTTCGCAACGCGCACAATGGCGCTGAGTCTGGCTACCATTTCCCGAACGGCGCGTTGCTGAAACTCATCGGCATCGAGCGCAACCCGGACGCGCTCCGTGGCCGCTGGGCCGACCTCGTGATTCTGTCTGAGGCTGCGTACATCGACTGCCTTGAGTATGCCGTCACGTCCGTGCTCGACCACATGTTCCAAGGTCTTCCGCACGCGTGCACGCTCCTGAACTCGACCCCGCCGGCTGACCCCGGGCACGACGTCTCGTCCGAGTTCCTTCCGGATTGCATCGAGCGCGGCGCCTTTTTCCACGCGACCATCTACGACAACCCGCGCCTGAGCCCGGCCGAGATCGCGATGGAAGTCTCGAAGGCCGGCGGCATCGAGTCGCCCAAGTGCAAGCTCGAACTCCTGGCCGAAGAGGTCCGGCTCGAGGCCAAGGTAGTCGTCCCCGAGTTCGACCCGATCAAGCACGTCCGCGAGTTCAAGCTGCCGCGCTTCGGTTGCGCCTACACCGTGGTCGACCCCGGCTTCCGCGACTTGTGCGCCGTTTCGCTTCTGGTCTACGACTTCGAGCGCGCGAAGCTCCTCGTGGTCGACGAGTGGGCCAAGCCCGGCGCCGGCACGGTCGAGATCGCCCAGGCCATCCGCGAGCTGGAGGCGAAGCACCTCGGCGAACTGAAATGGTGGGCCGGCCAGGGGTTCAAGAGCAACCCGGTCGCGCGCTGGTCGGACACCGAGTTGAGACTCATCGCGGACCTGCGAGCCCAGCACGACCTCAAGTTCGAGGCCGCGAACAAGAAGGACGCCGAGGCCGCGCTGCACTCCCTCCGCGCGGCCTTCACACTCGACAAGATCGAGATCCATCCACGGTGCGTCAAGACCATCGAGACCATGAAAAATCTGTGCTGGAACAAAGACCGCACGGACTTCGCGCGCTCGACCCGGCTCGGCCACGGCGACCTCTTGGACACGCTCAAGTACGGCCTGCGCATGATCAACGTCCAGACTAACCCCCTACCGCCCGCCGGCGTGCTCTTAGCGGCCCGGTACTCGGACCCGCAGGCCCAGCTGCACCTGGAAGACCGACATATGCGCACACGAAAATCCGTCGGCGAGGTTTTGGAAAGCGTGCTCCCGGGCATGAGGCGCTTCCGGAAGCAATAAATCTGACTGTGCTATCCTAGGAAGAAGATATGCCCGACGCGTCCACACCTGTCCCGTTTGACGAAAGCGCATATTCGACGCCTCAGCAGGCCGCAGAGATTTTGCAGAATTTCTGGCCGCTCGAACGTGACCTGTCCGAATTGTGGGAGGTCCTCTCGAAAAAACAGGCCGAATACTACGCCGCTGCTGAGCGCCGCGGTCTGTTCCAGATGTGTCGACTCGCTTTTGACATGTACTACGGCACCTCAGGTGGGGGAAATGGCAGTTTTAGCACGCAGTCTATTCGTTTTTCTGGCGATGATGGCGAACTGCTAGAATGTCAGATCAACGAGTTCGCGAGCTACGCGGACCAGATTGTCGGTCTTGTTACTAAAAACCGCCCTGCCTTCGAGGCGCAGGCGCTGAACACCGACTCCACCACCCTCGGACAGATCGAGTCCGCCGACACGCTGATTGGGGCGCTGTACGAGCAAGAGCTTGGAGAGCAGCGAGAGAAAGAGGCCGTAAAGGCCGAGCGTCTTTTCGGTAAGTCGTTCATCTACACGGACTGGGACCCCTCTGGCGGCCGGAGTGTCGACGTCGAAGAGGAGTACGAGACTGAGCACGGCCCCATCGCCGTCGACGCGCAAGAACCCGCGGGTGAATTTGTAATCCAACGTCGGAATTGGTGGGAGGTGGTCGGAGAACACAACAAATCCGAGCTGGACCGCCACGCCTGGCGCCTGATCGTCGAGCCCCGCGCCACGAAGCAAGAGATGGTCGCCCGCTACCCGCTGTTCGCGCAGCGGATCATGGACTCGCAGGATCAAACCACGCGGTACCAGCAGCAGTTTCCCGGCTACGACAGCGGCGCGTACGAGGCCGAAGACGCCTGTAGCGTCTTTACGTTCTACTACGCCAGGAACCCGGCGTGCCCTACGGGCCGGCGCGTTCGCTTTGTGAATGACGTAGGCGTGGAAGACGAGTTTCGTCTCCCCATCGGCGAGATTCCTGTCGCGCCGCTTATGGCCTGCGAACTCTTGGGTACGTGCTTCGGGGTCAGCACGCTCTGGAACATCATTCCAGGCGAGCAACTGAAACATCAGATCATCTCGGACATCGCCACAAACATCGAGGCGTTCGGCCGCCCGCCGCTCATCGTCGACGACCAAGCGGATTTCTCGCTCGAGAGCTTGGCCAACGGCCAGGTGGTTCTGCCTGTACCGCGCGACGCACGACAGCCCGAAGCGCTGAAGTACCCGAGTATCCCTGACGCGAGCTTCAAGGTCTTGGACCTGCTGAAGCAATTGACGCAGTCACAGACCGCGCTCAACGCAATCGCCCGCGGCGACACGTCCAACGCCATTACCTCGGGCGCGTACGCCGCGCTCTACGTGCAGTCCGCCGTTGAGGCGCAGAGCCCGCTACAGGCAGGTCTCGATCTACTCCGCGAGCGCATCGCCAACATGATGCTCGCGTACCTGAAGGCCTACGCGACGCACCCGCAGATCGTTGCGATCGCTGGCCTCGACGAGCGCGCCTACTTGCAGGGCGTGGACAAATCTCGGGTCTCGGGTATCGAGACCGTGCGCATGAAGACGTCCAACCCCATGTTGCGTAACACCGCCGGCCGCATGCAAGTGGCCGAGCTGCTGCGGCAGTGGCCCGACGTCGACCTCAAGGCGAACCAAGTGATCGAGCTTGTGACGTCCGGGCAGATCAAGCCGCTGTACGTCGGTGCACGCGCGTCCGAGTTGCACATCCGCCGCGAGAACGAGTTGCTGCTCAAGGGGCCGCCCGTGAGCCAGGTTCCGGACGGCATCGACCCGATGACCGGTCAGCCCAAGACGAAGAACGTTATCGAGGGCATCGAGGCCCTGATGATCGAAGACGTGAAGGCGCACGTGCAGGGGCACATGGAGGTTCTCTTCTCGCCCGCGAGCGAGCAGAACCCGGCGGTCAAGGCCGCTGTCCAGGCCCACATCCTCGAGCACTTCCAGGTCGCGCGCAACGCCGACCCGTACGCGACGATGGTGCTCGGTATTCCGGGACCGCAGCAGGCGCAGCCCGCACCGGGCGACGCGAACGATCCGAGCGGTGGCGGTCAGAACCCGAACACCGTCCAGAAGAAAGCCCAGGGCGCCCTGACGCCTCCGGATGATGCACAGAACGATAAGACGGCCAACCTGCCCACGGCAGCAAAGCCCCCGATTCCCGGCCAGTGACACTTATTTAGCTTCGACACCCACTCCGGGGCTACCCGGAACAATGGACCGAACCCATGTCTGAAATTGCAGCACCCAGCGCGCCCTCGGCGCCCGCGACCACGTCCACCCCCAGCGCGCCCGCATCGAGCGGCGCACCCTCCAAACCCAGCGCCCCCTCCGTCACGTCGTCTTCACCGGCGCGGATGACCCTCGAGCAGGCGCGGAACAAGTACTCGAACTCGTTCGAAGCGGCCATCGCGGCCCCCGAAGAGACTGACGCGGCGGGTCTGCCTGACCTGAGCGAGCCCGAGGAGCACGAAAGTGCCCCTGGGGTTGAGGAACCCGTCGTTGACACGTCCGACGACCCGTTCGCGAGCTACCGCGAGGCCGACATCCATGGCATGAAGGCGCTGGACATCCTCGAGGCCCTGCAGGAGGGCACGCTCCCCGAGGCGCTCTGGGACAAATTGTCCATGGAGCTGAGGGACGGCGACAAGACCTGGCGCGAGAGCGTGTCTTCGGCCCGCAACGGCATGCAAATGCAGGCCAAGTTCACCCAAAACATGCAAAAGCTCGCCGAGGAGCGCAAAAGCTTTGCCGAGGAGCGCGACGGCTTCAATTCAGAGCGCGAGGACCTGGTTTCCTTCCTGCGCGAGTGGAAAGAGGACCCGGCGAAACTGCGCGCCGGTCTGAAGAAGCTCGGGATGCCCTTCGAAAAAGCGGCCGAGAGCTACGCCATGGAGTACGGCCAGATCCAGGAGATGCGCCAGCTCGAGGCGGAGAACAAGCTCCCGCCCGGCACGACCGATCGACACATCCGCGCGATGGAACTCGAGGCGGAGGTCGAAGAGGCTCGACTCATCAAGTCCCGCCACGAGCAACGCCAACAGGCCGAGCTGGCCCGGAAACAGCAGGAGGCCAGCGGCCAACAGACCGAAGTTGTTGCGAAAAACATCGCGAACACCGCGGTGCAGGTCTTCGAGCGTCTAGGCTTGAAGCGTTCCCCCGGCGCGTGGAACGTCTTCCGCAACGAGCTTTCGTCCGTGTGGGAGCCCGGCCAACAGGCGCCCACGAACGCGGAGATCGAGCACGCTGTCCGACAGGCCAAGGCTTGGTATGACGAACAGGTCTCTACCATCCAGAGCCAGAAGCCGGCCGCGGCGCCCAAGCTCGGAGCACGTCCGCTGGACGGCGGAGCCCCCACGAAGGCCTCACCGGGCGCTGGCCCTACACGTCTGACCTTGGCCCAGGCCCGTCAAAAATACAAATGATCACACAACGTGTTTCCAGGTCCGCCGTTTCACGACGCTAGCGATCTGGGACAACGCAACCCCGAACTCGTCCGCGAGGTCCTGGTACGAAACGCCCTCTGCGGCGTAGCGTGAACGGATCTCGCGGACTTTGTCGTCGTTCAGTTTCGCAAGGCCCTGGCGTGCCCCGAACGCGTTTCTGCCTGCGGCGATTTTGCCCGCCGCGTTCTCCAGAGACGTGCCTGTCGCGAGGTGCGCCGGGTTGCAGCAACGCTTGTGCGTGGCGTCCCCGATCACGTAGCGGTTCTCGCAGAGATGCCGAATCATGTGGCCGGGCGGGATCGGTCCAACAGCGTTCAAATAAACCAGGCGATGTACTTGACGGTTCTGGCCCTCCACCCAGAGAGCACCGTAGCCGTTGTTGAAGGTCCCGCCAACCCAGAGCCAGCACGCGTCCGGATCGCCAGTTTTATTTACCTTTTCCCAGAGACGGTCGTGGAGAGGGCGCGGCTTCGGTCCAGGAGTCTTCATATCAGAAATAATACCATAGCTCAAGCAGAAAAGCAACCCGTCCTGCACACGCCAGAATTTCTGTTATAATCTCCATAAGCCCTCTGCATTCCAGAGGCCCCAGTTTTGTCGCTTCGCAGCGTGTCAGACCGACAACCCCTTGTGGGCTCGAGAGAACGCCAGGCCCGAGCGGGATAACCGAGGTGCAAGAGAGCGAAATGTCACTATTTCCTCCCACCTGTAAGGTTTACCCCCATGTCTGACTACTCGACTTTGCTCCGCAGAGTCTACGGCGACTTGATGAACCCGCTCCCCGCCAGCAACTCGCTCGCGGAAGCAATGCCCTTTAGCAAGCAGGACAAGATCGGCGACCGCTACGAGTTCGCCGTTCGTATGAGCACCGCGCAGGGCTTCACGTACAACGCCGACCACACCGGCTTCGCCATCAACGGCTCCGTTGCGGCCGTGTACAAGACCGCCTACCTGTCCGGTACCGAGACGCTCGGCCAGGACAGCGTGACCTACGCCGACCTGAGCCGCCTGAGCGACTCCAAGGGCTCGAGCAAGGGCGCGTACGACTCGGCCATCAGCCGCTTGATCCTCGACTTGACCGAGGGCGCTGAGAACCACCGCGAAGCCAATATTCTCTACGGCGCGGGCACCGCGGGCGCGACGAACCTGGGCGTTGCCTCGGCCGTTGTGACTGCTGCTTCCGGCGGCGTGATCACGATCAACATCAGCCAGGCGACCTTCGCACCCGGCCTCTGGCAGGTGATGTCGGGCGTCAAGCTGACCGCGCACAACGCGGCCGGTACACCTCTCAACAAGATCGTGCAACTGACGGGCATGGACGTGTCCAAGTGCCGTCTGACCTTTACCGAGGTTGATTCGGGCGCGGCTGCGGACATCGGCACGAAGATCGGCCTGGGCCAGATGCCGGCGTTCTACTTTGCTGGCGCACGCACCACGAGCATGGTCGGTATCCAGGGCTACCTGGAGAACACCGGCTCGCTCAACGGCATCGACGCGAGCGTCTACCCGCAGTGGAAAGCGCAGACGAAGGCTGTCGGCGGCGCGCTGACGTTCGACAAGATCCAAGAGGGCGTGAGCCAGGCGTCGGACGCCGGTCTCGAAGACGGCCTCGACGTTCGTATGGGCTCGCGCGCTTGGACGGACCTCGCGAACGACGAAGCTGCTTTCCGGCAGTACGTCGAGAGCACGGGCGGAAAAGATGCGAACGTGGGCTTCGCGAAGCTGACGTTCGTGGGCGCGTGCGGCAAGCTGAGCTTGTCCTCGCACCGCTTCATGAAGCAGGGCGTCGCGTTCGCGACCCCGAGCAAGGGCTGCCGGCGCATTGGTTCGCGCGATATCTCGTTCGAATTGCCAGGTAATCCTAATAGGTTCTTCTGGTTGGAGTCAAG